ATCAATTCTCTCTTTGTATAAAACACTATCTTTCCCATCCCTATTTTTCATAGGAAATAACTCAGTTAGAGCCGTTGTATTTTTAAGCATTGGAGAAAGTTTAGTCTTACTCCAACGCTGAGCATTACTTTCTGTTGGGTGAACATATAAAATATCACCGGGATCCATATCTATAGACCCGCCAACAAAAATATTTGCTAAAACCGTTCCTCCAAGTTGCGCAGATTTTTTAAGTGTTACTGTTCGACATGGATCAGATGGTGATAATGCTCTTAGTATTTCATCAAAATATTTAAACAGCTGTCTGTTATATGGCCCAGGAAACTCACTCTCCCTTTTAGAAAAGATAATGTTTTTTACAGCCCAAGCTAAATAATCAACTGGGGGTGGCGGTGCAAAGGCCTTTGCAACTATTTCTGCGGCAAGTCGTTTTGGATTGCCAACTTTTATAACCAAATCATTCATGGCTATCTCGTGAAATATTTATCTCATCTGTTTTTTGAAAATCCTTAGCTTTAAGATTTTCCTTTTTACTTACTTCTTCTCTTACCTCAAGATAGGTTTTTTTTAATTCATGTAGCACATCTCTTTGAGGCAATTCAAAATGAGCGGAAATAGCTGATGCAAATTCTGTTAAAGCCCCTTCAAAAATCACCATCATATTTATAGCAATTCTATTCATCTCAGCTCTAACGGCATCAGTCTCCATCAACACCCCTTTATTTAGAGCCTCATCTTCAGCGCCTTTTCTGTTTATGCGCCTTTCTCTTTCTAGGCGTTGCTTTTTTATTTCATCTTCTATGGTTGGGTTTTCAATGGGTGTTTTAAAGAACAATCCCTCTTGAGCTTGAATAGGCGTTGGAGATGTGTCTGAATTGAGCTTTGTCCCAATTCCGTTTCCCAACGCCTGACCAATATCCCGCTTGCTTGATATTTGAGCCATTGCAACAGGAACTTTAATTTTTGAATTTCTACCAGCACCATCAATAGCATCTGCATCAATCATGCCCGAAGCAATCATCTGGCTCACCCGCCCAGCAGAAACCCCAATATGTTTTGCAAAAGATCCTTTGCTTAATAGCTCCATTTTTTTAACGCTCTTTAGTAAGTTCTTTAGTTGGCTCTTTAGTTCTTTAGGCTTTGATAAACCCGCCAGACTGGCCAAATCTCGGGCTGCTTACGCCCCGCAAGGAGGGTGGGATTTATAGGGTTCCTAAAATTTTAAGAGAATGCTCCGCCTGATATGCGCTTTATTTCGTGAGCAAAGCGGCGTGGTAGGTTTTCTCTTACCGAAGTATGAAAAGCACGGGCAGTTTCATCACGCAACATCTCCTTTGGAATAATCACGCCTGATTTAACTTTGGCAATTGGATTTCTCTTTCTGCCTTCACGCTCAAAGACATGACCGCCAAACCTTACCACACCAACTCGGTTAGGAAACAGTCCGCCTTTCATAAATGTTCCTGCAAATAGTTTTCGTCCACCAACTATTCCAGCTGTTACACCAGCCCGAGTTTCTCTTGGCTTGAAAAACTTCAATGAGATATCGCCACCAAAGGAAGATAAGCTATATTCAAACCGATTTGCGTAAGCCTGCTTACGCTTAACAGCTCTTCTTATTAACTTTTGCGATAAACCAGTTTGTTTTGCCAAAGCCCGCACCACCTGAGTGCGCGCCATGTTGCCCGTACGATTTATCGCACGCTGAGCAGCTTTGCCAAATTCATTTTGAGATTGAATTGAGCGGATAGCACTTGAAAAACCTTTAAGCCCCTCAATATCTTTCCACGCAATAACTATTTGTGACATCACACCACCCATAAAAAAAACGCCACCCGATTGGGACAGCGTTTCTTTAAGACATAATTCTGTTACCTGTTTGATTGCAAATTTCTGCGTTTTTGTCAAGCAGGGATTTTAATTATTTCCCTTAAGCCAATCTCCCATGGCTGTTTTGCACAACGTGGCATGGTGGACTGAAAATTCGTCAGCTCTTTATTTACAGGAATAACGAGCACCTTAAGCGCCTCACGCCAAACTAAATACTGAGCCCGCTGAAATTCTACTACTTCTGGCCTATGTCCAACCCATTTAGTTTGAACTCCAATCAACCCAGTGCGATTAATAGGATCACGCCAAATCTTTTTAGTGCGACCTCGCCCATCAAGAACTGCCTCCTCGCAACCAATGCCAGCCTCACACCAATCAGGACGAGTGCCAGCACGAGCATGAATAACCAGAATACCCATTGCCTCTTTTGGCAACCGACAAACCAAGTCATAAATTATTACAGCATCATCATGACATCGAGCGCTTCCCCACCGCTCACCAGCAGATGAGCTATCGACCCTCACCCCCAATTCCATTAGCTGCTTAAAACCACCACCTGAAATATTTGGCAGTTTTGGAATTGCCATTTTTATTGCTGTTTCAACCCTTTGGTTTTCAAAAGCCCAATTAAGCAACCATTCTATATCTCTAATTTCTTTCATAATTATTCTTTCGTTAAATCTTGCAGGGTTTGCAGGGTAGATGAAGGGTAGGTGCAGGGTTTAAGTGTTTGATAAAAAACCATAATGCAGGGTTTGCAGGGTTTAGAGCTATAACGCATACATGAGAGAAAAATATTTTTAGAAAATAAAAACCCCACACCCCTCATACACATGTTATGGCGGCTCAAACCCTTCAACCCTGCAAGAACGCCAGAAATCATCAGTGTTTGGCAAAGGCAGACCCTGCAACGTGCCTGCAAACCCTGCAAGACGCCTACAAACATTGACGTTTAGGCCTCTTAATACCTGCAAAAAACCTCTCAAACCCTGCAAGATTTTAGTTTTTTCATAAATTTTGCAGGGTTTGCAACCTCGTATTTTTTTAATTTGGGGGCGGGGGGGGTTAATAGTCATAGTTATTTTGCCCCTCTGACGCATATTTTAGTGGCACATCTTTTGTCATTAAATCTTCATAATATAGACCATCAGCATCTTTTTTCTTGCGTTTTTCCATAGTTTTTACGCCAACACTGACACGTTTAATTTCTCGACCAAAAAGAGTAAGTGATAGAACTGGGTTAACCTGATTGCTTTGACACCAGTTCTTAAAAGCATCATAAAGAGCCATAGCACGCACAGAACTACCATCTGAATGAACTAAACAATCAGCAGCAAAAGCCCCAACAGCATCACGCTCACGCCTTAAATTATTAACATAAAGGCGCATATCATCAGTTACATACATATCTAGTCCATTGAGCAAATATTTATGCACCCCTTCAACAATCCAATTTAAAATATCTTCTTGGCATGGCTCGTAAAGTTGCATCACTTTATCAAATGCCATTTTTTCATCATCAGGCACTTTTTCATCAAACCGAACAACTCTTGTTCGCCGCCAAATACCCAAATCACCACCCTTAATATTAGGTTCTGAATTTGATGCCATCCACATTACAAACTTTGGCATTAAGTCAAAAAAACCCTTATGCAACTGGCGCACAGGAAAAGGGCTAGCGGATGTAATAACCTTAATTTGTTCTTCTTTAAGCGGTGCAATTTTTGGAACTTCTTCAATCGTCACCATGCGGCGGCTCGATAAACCAGCCCAGTCAGGCGAGGGCTTAGAGCCATCTGGCATTTGATCTCCAGAAATAGATCCAAAACCCATAGCACGTCTATAATTGCCCAATGTGCGCCCAACCGACTCCATAAATGCCGATTTCCAGTTTTGTCCATCACCATAAAGAAAATGAAAAACCTGCTCACCAGATAGCCCAAGAGCCGTATAGCCCATTGCTACTTGTAAATATTCTTGTTTTTCTTCATCTGGCATAAACCGCTTTAAATCTTTACGCCATATAGTTTCTTTGGCTTTTGGGTTAAAATTACAAGCAGTAACTTTTGAGATCATATCATCAGGATTATGTGATGAAAATGTTTGGACAACTTTATATTGCGCCTCGTCAGTAAATGCACAAATTCCATTCTCAATTTTTTCAAATCTTAGTGTACCATCTTTGCAGTTTATAGCATAATCTTCTGGATCAAGTAACGAAGGTTTAACCGATTGGAATGGCTCTGCTTGTGCTATTAAAGCTTTAGTTCTATTCCAATTACCCGTTTGAACTGCAAAGCTATAGCGGCTTTTGCGTTTAGACTTTAGGTTTTTACTAACCTCGCTTGCCGCAGATATAATTTCTCTTGTGCTATCATTGCGATCCTTAACATTAGGATATTCAAGCCTTAAGCCATCTGCCTTTTCAATTAAATCTTGCTCGTTTTTGCTGGCCGCTAACAACCCTGCCTCGCACTTTATTTTAGAAACGAGGTTTTGCGCAGCACGACTAACAGCATGATTACCACTTTCTTCATCCCAATGAGAGCCCAACCAAGCGTGCCAGCCAATTTCATCAACATGCACAACCTCTTTCCCACTCCAAGCCAACAAACGCTTGCCATTATCAGTATCGTTTTCATCAAAACTGCTGCAATTCCTAACAATTTTCCAATCTTCTTTTGTTAGTTTTGGCAGCTCATTGTCATTCTGAAAATTAGACGACATATTTTTGCTATTATTTTGAGGTTTTTTGCCAACCTTCTCACCTCGATCAGGCGCAGAAAAGCACATTTCAACAGACTTAGCTTTTTCAAGCTGTTTTTTTATTTTGCTTTTGGGTCTTTTTGGGGGCCTTTTATCTTTGCTCATTAGCCAAAGTGCCCCCGCCATTATTCTTTAAGTCGCCGTCACTCGCTTTGCTCGCTTCCCCGACACCCCCGCCAATCATATCATTGAAATCAGTGCCAGCGGCGCTCATGGCTATTTTTGTGCTAAGACTTGGGCGCAAAGCCATTGAACGGCGGCAACCTCGCAATAATGCGTTATATGTTTTTTCATATTGCGCTTCACTTGGCGCATCTGCATCGCCCAGATAGACCATTTCCTGTGCCCAATCGGGTGCAATAAATGCGTCTTTATCTTCCATATCTGGCATATCGTGAATTTGCACATCATTATTATCTCGTGCCGCACGCCCTGCCATATTGCCTAAATCAACCAAGCACCAATAGGCCGTGTCAGGCTCAAAGGCCTCTGTCATCACGCTAAGAGTGGTTTCAATCCCCTCACCTGCCACCAATCTTTTTGGGTGTGGCGGGGTGAACAGGCGAATTGCACCACCTTTTTTTGATCCAAGCACTTTTTTTGCTGGCAGGGCTTTACCTGTTTCTGGGTGAGTGAGATTGATCTTATTATTGCCCTCAAACCAAGTTTGATGCACTGCGCCAAATGTGGCGTTTGCTCGTTGCACGGCCGCAATCATTGCTGGACTATTATGAATTTGCCGCCATTTGCCTGCAATTTTCAATAAATAATCATGTGCTATTCTTTGGCGTAAAATTAAATTAGACCCATTATTGGTTATTTTCATCAATTTTTCAAAATCAATATTTCGTCCAACCAGATAGGTTTTTAATGGACTAGGCGGGGGTGTTGGGGAAGCACCTGAAGGGTGTGACGGCGACAAGAGAGGACTGTTTTGCCAGTTTGGGCGAGCGGCACTATCCCAAATTTGCTTTCCTACTTTTCTCGCTCTTTCTCTAAAAACCTCATTTTCCGCTTCACGCTTTTGCTCTTCTTGCTCAATGCGCTTTTTATCTGCAGCTAATTTTTCTATCCGTTTTTTTCGTGCCGCTCCATCTTCATTTTTTATATCATTGGCGCTTTGCCCCGTGATGAATTCTAAAGCAGGAACAAATGCCAACCCACTGGTGTGCATAGCAAGCGAAATGACATCTTTGCCGCCCTTGGCGCACCCTCGACAATTCCACATATTCTTTTGTGTATTGATTGAAAATCTATCTTTACCACCACAAACGG